CCAAGAGACCTGAATGCGATACCTTACTGCGACTTCATCGAGGCAGGGCTGATTAAAGTCACTGACTCCCCGATGACAGACCTGCAGGCAGACTTCGTGGATGACTACTGGACCTACTATACAACCGACTGTGCAATTGACCCGTATCAGGCTCAACAGTTCGGTGAACAGGTAGAACAAGAAGGTGTGGTAATTGCGGCGATGCCACAGACAACCCGTCACTTTAACGAGCCTATTGCAGAGTTCAGACAAGCCTTAGCGGAGGGACGTTTCACTCATGACGGCGACCCCCTCTTGCGTTGGTGCCTGTCGAATGCAGTTGCAGTACGCGACCGTTCAGATAGATGGATGTACGACAAGGCCTCTTCTTCACAGAAAATCGATTCCCTAGTTGCCCTCACAATGGCCTTTCGCAGAGCGATGACTGGCCGTGGTAGAAGCAGCGGTGACCTACTGATAACCTAAAATGAAACTCGGAAAAAAATTCAAAGCCTTTACCTCTTCTTCTAGGAACCCCTCGCAGTGGTTGATAGAAGCATTCGGCGGAACCAAGTCAAAGACAGGGGTCACAGTTACTGTGAACTCTGCACTTGGCCTTGCACCTGTGATGTACGCTGTAAACAAGATCAGCGGGCACATTGCACAGATGCCTATCGAGATCCAGAAGTGGGAGGCAGACGGAACCAAGCCTCGTCAGTTCAATAACACATACAGGCTACTGAACAAGAAGCCTAACGAGATGATGTCGGCATACCAGTTCAGAGAGATGCTCATGGTCCACTGCCTGATGACAGGTAATGGGCGTGCATACATCGAGCGTAACAGCAACGGAACTCCCATAGGCCTCATCCCTATCCTTCCAAGCAACTGCCAGACCTTGCTGGTCGGCGGACAGAAGTGGCACCTCGTCACGCAGGAAAGCGGGACCACACAGGACTCTATCCCTGTCAAGTTAAAGAAGGGCGAATACTACAAGATCCCTGACCGTGACGTTCTCCATGTGATGAACACCTCGTACAACGGCATCTGGGGCCTCCACGTCATCGACATAGCACGAGACGTGTTCGGACTGACCCAAGCAGGTCAAGAGGGTGCAGCGATCACCGTGGCTAACTCAGGCCGCCCATCGGTTGTCATCGAGGCACCTACAGGGATGTTCAGAAACGCCAAGGACAGTAAGGAGTTCTTGGACAACTTCAACGAGGCACAGCAGGGCATCGATAACACCGGAAAGGCTGCAATGCTTCGTGACGGGATGACCATGTCTACCCTGCCTATCAGCAATGCAGACTCCCAGTTCCTTCAGCAGCGTAACTTCCAGAGAGAAGAGATTGCCCTGCTGTTTGGCTTGGAGTCGATCATGGGCGACTCGACCGGACAAACCTACAAGTCTATCTCCGAGCGAAACACTGCCTACATCAATAACTGTCTGTCACGTTGGTTCGCCAAGTGGACACAAGAGATCGAGAACAAGTTGATGCCTTACGGCAACTTGGAAGCAGTGTTCGACGCAAAGAAACTCATGCAGGGCGATCCCAACAGCCTTGCAGACTACACCGTCAAACTGGGCATGGAAGGCATCGCGACAATCAACGAGCGTCGAGACATGCACGGTCTTGACCCAGTCGAGGACGGTGACAAGTTGCCTCACGAAATGGCACTGGAGATTGCTACAGCAGCAGAAGAGAAGAAGGAAGCAGAAGGCGAAGAGAAGGAAGAGAAGAAAGAAGATAAATCAACAGACAAAAAGGAATCCTCCGATGAGGCTTGAAACGAACCCAGAGAATAAGACAATCGAGATGCGTGGGCCTATCGGAGACTTCGATGGCGGTATCTCGGCAGACGACTTCAGGGATGCCCTGAAGGACCACGCAGGTGCAGACGTGACTATCAGCCTTGACTCCCAAGGCGGAAGCGTGTCAGACGGACTTGCTATGTACAATGCGATCATGCAGCACGAAGGTACTGTCACGATCCACATCGACACGATTGCTGCCTCTATCGCTACTGTCATCTGCTGTGCAGCCGACAAGGTCATCATCAACAGCACTGCCAAATATATGGTACACAGATGTTGGACGCAGGCGATGGGCAACTGCAAGGACTTCCGTAGCACTGCCGACATCATGGAAATGATGGACAAAGACATTGCTGCGAGTTATGCAGACAAGACAGGGAAGGGCGAAGAGGAACTGCTGGCAATGATGGATGCCGAGACATGGTTGTCTCCTGAAGAAGCCGTTGCACAGGGTTTTGCTGACGAGATCAACCAGATCCAGCGTAAAACTCCCGTAAAAAAGGCAGAAGCAGCAGCCCCGACTGTCCTAGCACTCGCACCTTGGGCAGTATCTGCTAAGGCGAAAGCGGTTGCTCGGAGGCTGAGGATGAACATTAAGAAGTAAGGTCTAAACGTATGTTATGATTAAACTTGCTTCGGCGGAAGAACATTTTACTAACTAACCCTAACGAGAAGAATATGAAACTTTCAGAGATTGCTGCCCGCCTTGAAGCGATCAGCGTAGAAGTAGAAGCACTGTCGGACGTGGCACTTGAGGCTGGTGACAACAGTGAGCAGACACTTGCACAGATCGAAGCACTGGATGTTGAGTTCACCGAACTCAAGGCCAGCCAAGATCGTCAAGAGAAGATCCAAGCCCGTGTGGATGAAATCATTGCATCTCGCGTTTCCCCTTCCGCACCTGCTATTGAGGCAGTTGCTAACATCGAACCTGAACTAGAAGAGACTACTGAAATGGACAAACTACCTGCCGCCGCTAAATACAACAGTTCAAACGTCTTTGCTTCGAGCGAAGATGCCTACACTGCTGGTCAGTTCCTGATGGCAACCGCTGGCGACAAGAAGGCTCAATCCTTCATGGCAGCACAGAGCGAAGGCACTGACTCCGAGGGCGGCTTCACGGTTCCCACTCCGTTAAGTTCAGAATTAATTAACTTGGTAGAAGAGTACGGCGTTGCTCGTAATGTTTGCCGTCGAGTTGTTATGGGTGCCCTCACTTGGGCCGTTCCTAAACTTCTTGGGCATTCCCAAATTTTTTACCCAAATGAGGCTGCAGCCATCACCGAGAGCGATTTGACCTTCGGTCAAGTTTCTTTGACCGCCAAGAAAATGGCCGGCCTCGTCAAGATGAGCACTGAGATTTCTGAAGACAGTCTCATCAGCATGACGGACACAATCGTCCGCGACTTGGCTTGGGGCTTCTCGCGAGAAGAAGACACCAACCTCTTCACAGGTGGATCGCTTTACACAGGCGGAATCGAAGGCGATGCTGGAGTTGCTGACACGAATGTTGCTTCGGTTGCAGCACTTGCTTTGACTGACCTGACGGCAGCCGTTGTTGCTTCGGGCCAAGAGCGTGGATTGAACCCACAGTGGTACATGAACGCAACTTTGTGGAACGGTCCTGTACGCGACCTTCTGAACGCTGCTGGCGGAAACGCAATTGGCGAGATCAGCAGTGGCGTTGCTCCGACACTGTTCGGCTACAAGGTCAACTTGGTCAACGCAATGGCTGGTGCATCTGCTTCGGCTTCCGGCGACTTGCTTTGCGTCTTCGGTGACCTGAGCGTTTCTCACTACTTCGGTGACCGCCGTGCGTTGAACTTCAAGGTTCTGGATCAACTGTTCGCAGTGAACGATCAAGTTGGCATCATCTGTACGCAGCGTGTTGACTTGGCCAGCGTAAACCCAGAAGTTCTCAGCAAAGTCACCATCTCGTAGTGATTACTGTTAAATTTTTAAGGCCCCAAGCAGGATTCGCTGCTGGGGCTATCTGGCACACCGACAAACTCGGTGTTGCCAATACTTTAATTCATTTCGGTGCATGTGTAGAGGTAAAGGACGATGAACCCAAACTGGACACTGACGAGAACGTCAAGCCAAAGCGGGCTAGCCGTAAGCCTCGACGAAGCAAAAAATCATCTTAGAGTTAGCGGCTCCGATCAGGACGAGCCTATAACACTGCTGATTGAATCTGCAACCGAACAGTTGGAACGTGACATCAACCGTGGCATCCTTGCTACCACATGGCAGCAGGCGATGTACTCCTTCCCAGCCGCAGGCGACAAGATCGACCTGATGATGGGGATGAACACCAATGTCAGTTCGATCACGTATGTCGATACAGATGGCGTGACACAGACCCTTGACCCTTCCCTCTACTCTTACTCTGCTGGACGTGGATGTGTGTTCAACACATCACCCGATGGCTGGCCTGACGTAAGCACAGAGACGGTTGGCGACATGGTATTTATTAACTTCTCGTGCGGCGTTGCAGACTCTGGATGCGTGCCACGTCTGATGAAGCAGGCAATTCTTCTTGAGGTTGGACGGGGTTACTTTGACCCTGCTCAGGAGAACGGTGCCAACACAGATAACGGGAAGTCTTACGAGAAACTGGTCATAAAACTTCTTCGGAGTTCATACCCGTAATGGCGAAACTGACCGGATTTAACCGCAAGCGTATTGGGCATCGCAACCATAAGGCCCTCATCGAGTCACCCCCAACTGCACTCGATGAGTACGGCCAGCGATCATACACCACAGGAGCATGGACGACCGTGATCTCTGGGTGGTGGTGCGAACTTGTGGACCTCGGCGGAGGCGAGATCCTCGATGGTGTGCAAACTAAGGAAAGCACCCAGAAGGTAGCAATCGGGGATCTCCCTGCCGTGCGTGGCAGTATCAACTCCCAGTGCAGATGCACGATCAACGGAGTTGTGTATGGG